TGATACTGGCACAATTAACGAATACCATTTATCATATTCTAATTCACCTACGCTAAATGGATAAGTTGTATCATTAATTTGTACATAGAATATTGAATTTACGTGTATTCCATCAATATCTACCAATGAACAGGATACACGTAAACCTAAACTAGATAAGTTATCATATCCATCTAATATTCGGATATCCTGAGTGCCCTTATTAAATTTAACTAAGGCACTAAATGTCATATTTGGCGTTGTAACAGTTGATGCAAATGCTTTATAAACAACTGCATGTTCTGACTGTTTAAATTGAATAACTCCAGTTGAAGTAAGTGTAAGATCTGACCGTTTTGCTGGATTTAGTGCAAGCGTTTTATAACCTTCAACTACAACATATTTTCCAAGAGCTGCATTATATGAATCTTTTGGCCCATTCATCTTAATTGAGGTTTGTCCACCAGTTCCTATACTTGTATCTCCAGTATTTAGTTGGCGAGCCTCCCATTTACCAAATATATTACTACCTTCATATGCATAAATTATATATGGAGCAGCTTGAGTTAAGTATTGATCTTCAGGAGTTCCATTTGACGTAACTGCATAATTTGCAATTACCTGTTTTACGCCAGACATATCATAGTAGTATTCAATTAATGGAGAATAGTTAAATGTATGATCTAAAATTCTGTTAGTTAAGTCAGGGTGTAATGATCTACGAGTTTCATCAAATCGATTGGAAATAGTTTTAAACTGTTGTTTATCAAGAGCGTCCTTTTTCTGAACCTCTGCCTGTTTTCCAAATAGCTGATCGCTAGATATGATAATATTATCTAGGAATTTACGGTCGTCTGCCTTCATTAACATATCAATATTTGGATGGAATTTAGTTAACTGTATTTTCCAATAGAGAGGTTCCATCATAAATCCACGATACAGATAAGAACCTTGAATTTCATACATACGATTAGTTAATGGAAAGTACATATAGTCTCGCTTTCGAGGTTGTGTACCTGGTCCAAATATTGACTGAAAATAAATATGGTCAATATGAATTTCAAATGGAACTTCAAAGTCTATTCCAAATTCAGTAAATTGAGGTTTGTTATCTGGAAAAGTATTGTTTGGTACAACCACCTTTGCACATTTTCGGTCAACTGTTTCAAATAGGGTCCATTCCTTAAATATAAAATCTCCAGCAGTTCGGTCAGGTTCAGTTTTAAAATAGACAACTTCATGTCCAAATATTTTATTGGTTTGATAACTTAATTCTTTGGCAATTCCAATAGCTGTTCCAACTTCATATGGTTTAAATGATGCTTCTCTCTCAGCAATAACTGCTGGACAACGTTCAGACGAACAATAAACAGTTGGTGTATATAAAGATTCAGAAATATGTGTACTTTTAATATTAAATTTTATAAAATTAATTGTTAACGGAATAGTTAGTGAGTCATATGTAGTATCATCATATTCATACTTAACCTCAAAAAATACGTCAGCTTCATTAAATAGTAAATCTTCAATATTTGTTAAATTTTCAGGATCCAGGTCATACCATAATGACCAATTGCCCATATCAAATGAATATCTAAACTTTCTAATAATATGTTGAGGTAAGGCAGAGCCTAGGTCAACTGATTCACCAAATCCTACAATTTTAACAGCCCCAGGTAAAGGTTCAGCAGCAGAAAAAATTCTATAATTTTTACTGTACGTGACCGTATTCTTATCTGGCTCTGGAATGATCTTGTAGACAATTACTTGCATTGATTTGGTCTTTTTGTTATTTATCGTCGAGGATTGCGGTTTTAGACTAAAATAAATAATAAGAAAATCGGGGTACTTATGAAACCTTTAAACCCGAAGCTTGTGCTTGACCCAATGTGGTTATGTCAAGCTAACTTTGTTGATCTGGAATACTATACGTACATCCTATTGGATGCACAGAAAAAGTATCTCACTAATCTACAGAATGACTTTCTAAACTTTTATGAAATTGTATTTCATTACCTAAATATCAATACAATAATTGCAGATAAAAAGGTCTACGATTCACATTTGAATGCAGTTAGGGCACACACTCATTTAATGGATGTGGTAAATCAACTCGCTCAACCAGATGACTCTAATGGTAAAGCTATCATGAAGATGGGATCTAAGATCCTATCTGAGGTATTACAGAAGTACTTGGAAAAACAGATTCCAGTACTTGAGAACCTGCACTTTCATTTTAATAATATTAATATCCATAAACAGGAAAAGATCTATATTGTATGTAAATCTACTAAATTAGACAGGTATGAAATTTATACCCTAAATATGAAGAGTAATCGAAGTTTAGGATATTCAGTTAGCCGAAAGGCTGTCTTGACCTTACCTGATCTTAAAAATAGCGAATTTAGAGATAGACTATTAGCTGAAAAACCGGATCTTACAGATTTTCAACCTGATAAAAATGTTATTGTTGTTTCAGGTACAGATCAAGTAGTCCTATCTGATGGAATATCTCTAACTAAAGATATTATTTTGCTAAATAAAGTAATGAATCCAAGTCATGGATTTGATGCAAATGTCTTATTAGACTGCAATCGCCTTCTTGAAAAAAAGAAGGCGATTCCATTTAAACTTAAAGTTTAGTAAACGTCGTATGATCCTGAAATTTGGATAACTGCTCTTGATGCATACCCACCATAACTAATATCCTCTGGCTTTCGCGCATTTCGGTCAAATGCAATAATTTTATTAAAGTCGGCAGCTGGGGCTGGAGGTCCAGTTGTATCAGCTGGAATAGTATTAGGTTTGTATAGGTATATATGCGCAAGAGATGCACCAAGGTCAGCAATTGCTGCACCTAAAAAATTAGTATAAGTTGTTTCGGCTAAAAAAGTTGGCAAGCCAAACGGATCTGGATATGGATCTGGAAATCCACTACCGTCATATACTGATACATATGCATTTAATCCAGCTGAATTAACTGCATATGGCAAATTTATGCAGAGGCCTGTATACTTTACGCCAGTACCTCCAGGTAGATCAGTTGGCCAATTATTCAAGTCCAATGCATATTTTGCATTAAATGAAACACGTCTTCCAATTTTAGTATATGAAAAGGCTTCGCTAGTTACAAAACTAGGAAATCCTGATGCAGGAAGCTGATCATAATAACGAACTGACAAATAATCATAATATGAGTTCATTGCTAAAGATGTTGTAACTGAACCTTCTTTATAATCATCTAGAGTGTTTACATCAGCCGATACAACTTGACTAGTCGGAAATGGAATACCTTGCGCAAGACGATCTCCTCTTACTTTAATTGCATTATTTAGTACAATAAATTTAGATGAATTACTTGTAATTAATTGAATATCGCCGTTTATTGCAGTTGATATAATATTTCCACCTGCATTGACTGTCTTACCTCCAGTGAAATTTTCAAATGCGTCTTCTGCGGTTATGTCGAAATCTCCAACTATACGCGTGTACATTCGGCTAGGCACATCAATTAATAAACATGCACCAGAAAAAATATCATTGACATTCATTTCAAATATTGCAAAATCTGATCCTTTTTTTAATTCAAGTGCAACGTCTTTAAACGAAACAGTTGTAATATCAGTAGATGTATCTATTTTTGCTTTACTTGAATCGGCTGGGTCAAAACCAACTCCCATATAACTAGCAGGTCCGCCGCCATCTGGTTCTCCACGTTTTAAGAATAAACCGTCAACTTCAACTCCACTACTGCTTTCATTAACCGCTAACAGGTTTGAGGTTGTTAATTTAAGTTCAAATGTTTGTCCAGAATCGTGAGTCCCTTCAATTTTATTGATTTTCCAAATTTGTTCACTATTTCTTCTTGGAGAAAAAGCCTCAGCAGTAGTTCCGCCAGCAGAAGAAAGATCATATTCAGCTCTTAAGTAATAAGTTCCAGGATAATCTTCAGTTGCACTATAACTGCCTACTCTATATTTTTTAACCTTTAAATTTTCAAAACTTGGGCTAATTACATAATTTCCACTAGAGACTGTTCCGTTTATATCGTATGCAGTAGGTAATGCATCAACTGAACCCAATTCAAGTTGAGATCGGTATCCTTTACTGGTAGTTGCAAATTCTTTAGCTAATGCTGCATCATTTCCAAATACTGAATATAGTGATAAATTTGCAGTTGCTGGAAATATTTTCTCAGCAGTCGATGGATACGTTATTAGGACATGAGAGCCGGTACCGTAACCAGTAAGGTCTTTTGGATTAGTATTATCAACATCTAATTCAGTATCACATAATTTAAAAGTATATGCATCTATATAAAGTACATAATAACCTGCATAATTAGTTAAGCCGCCAATAACGGTTCCAGATTCAGAAGAATAGGTAACATATTGTTTATTTGATAATCCATGACCACTAATTGAAGTAGCAGTTATAACATTTGTACTAAGATTAACGCCGCCTATTGTTGAATCAAATGGAACAGTCGATGAACCATTTGTAGTTATTACAATATTGCCTGAACCATTCATAATTACTGAACTTGTATTAAGCTCATTAAAGTTATAAAGAACAGTTTGATAATTTACACCTAGTCCAGGAGTTTGGTAATTGGGTGCAGGGCTACTTGCATTAGTTAAGTCTAGTCCAGCAGTAATTCGGGGTTTAATAATTCTAGAATTGCCAGTTAATTGAACATATGGAGAAATATTTGAACCTAGTGCAGATAAGACTAATGAATTAAAATCGGTTAACTTTTCCCAACCAGTTGCAGTAGAAGGGATTAATGGATCAATTGTTACTTTTCGAAGTATTGAATCTGCTGTTATTAAAAGGTCATCAACTCTCATTCCGGTTGGAATACTACTTGGAGGAGAGATTGATGTTGGAGTTTCTCCAAAAATAATAGTACCTACTGGACCTTGAGGTCCGTCTGGTCCGATTGGTCCGTCTGGTCCGATTGGTCCGTCTGGTCCGATTGGGCCAGTTTGTCCAATTCCTAGTGCAATTAATTGATTAAAGTTAAAATTTACTTTACTTGAAATATCAATTTGACTGTCTGCTGCAAAGATTTCCTTAAGATTTATAATTACTGACATTAAATGAATTTAATTTTTATTTTTGGAACCAATTTAACCCCAGTGTTAGGTTTCAATAAGATTGAACCTTCAACTACGCTTGATTTGGTATTATTTATTTGTATATTTTTGATTAAGTCATAACCTAAATTACTAAGTGAATTATAGCTAACCTGAGTAAATTCTACCAGATTACCTTGAATTGTGCGGTCATCTAATTCATAGAACTCAAATTGGTCAACATTATATAGTTGAATTAAGTTAAGCAGGCAATACT